GCAGCAACCAAGTCCTTAATTTCTCTATTACCTTCGCAGTGAGCTTCGCCCTTCTTTGTTGGTTTACCAAACAATTCTTCAGGAGTTGCTTTAGCTGCGTTAATAATCTTACCGCGGATTTTCAATTCTCCCTGGAATGACTCACGGGCCTGTTTAAAGTGACCGCCAGCAGAATCACCTTCCACAATGAACATTTCAAGGTCCTTTGGATTTTTGTGCTTTCTTCTGTCTGCGTCCAAGAATTTATCACTAATGTAACGAGAACCCGCATTTAAAGTCTTTAGACCCTTCAACAAATCCTTAGAAGCTTTCATCTTCTCTTTTTGTTCAAGCATCTTTTCCGCATAAGTAACAATTCTGTTCAATAGTTCCTTATTCTTTTTAAAGAATTTAGAAAGTGGTGGAGTCAACTTTTCAATGATTTCTTTTTCTACTGGAGTATTAGTTAATTCGTTCTTTGTCTGACCCTGATATTGTGGTTCAGCCATTTTGTGGTGAATAGCACCGACAATACCTTCCATAATATCGTCATTTAGAATTTTCTTTTTAGAATTGTCCTTGATTACATTACAAATTGCTTTCTTCAAACCATTCAAGTGAGTACCGCCAAGGTTCGTGTAGCAAACATTAACGAAACTTCTAAATGAGTTGCCATCTTTCTTTGTGAAATTCAAAGCAACTTCTGTGTAATCATCTGAGAATGTAAACAATTCAGCATTTTCATCTCCGTCAGGACAAACAAGTTCTTCAAGTCCCTTTTCGGAATAAAATTCTGCTTCTTCGCCATCAATGTTTGTGTGAATATGTAAGCCAGGACACAAATACTGAATGTCTTTAATTTCTCTCTTTAGACGAGGTAAATCCAAGTCAATAGAATCAGTAAAAATTGTTTCGTCAGGAATCCAAGTTACAATGGTTCCTTTCTTCTTAATGAGTTTCTTATATTCTTCGGGTATTCTACAACGTGTTACATCACTTGTTGCAATTCCCTTCTCAAATGTTTGTGTGTACCACCAGTTATCTGTACTGTTATTAGACCAAACCTGTAATGTTTTAGAAAGAGCTGCAATAGCCTTTTGTCCGATACCATTCAAGCCTGATGAAGTAGCATAATTCTGCTTATCAAACTTACCACCTGCGTGTAATTGAGTGAATACAAGTGTTAGAGAGTCCATTTGGGCTTTTTCATTCCAACCAACTGGAATACCTCTACCATTGTCAATTACTGTAATTCGTTTTGTTTTAGAATCATAGAAAACATAAATTTGTTTGTTATAGCCTGCCAAGTATTCGTCAATAGAGTTATCTAATGCTTCACGAAAAAGTCTATACAAACCATCAGATGGATTTCCACTTACTGCACCAATGTACATTCCGTGGACGCTTACGAACTGTTTCTAGGCCTTTCAAAAAATCTATGCTATCCGCACCATAATTATGTTCTGCCATTACTTATCTCCTTTAAATGTAAACATTACTAATGTTTCGTCTGTTTTTGGATCTGTTTTTATTGATTTGACTGCAAATGCAGAATCAAGTTTATTAAACACAGCTTGCCAAGCGTCAGGATTTTTCTGTATGTACTGAAGAACTTCTTCTCCAAATCTACTATACAATCTTGACTGACCAGGCGTACATTCTGCATCATCTATTATTGTCATTTTATTTTTTACGATTTTTAACTTTATCATAACATTCCTATTTATAACTAAAAATTTCCAATTAAAATATAGAAAAAAGGACCAATTAGTGAATGGTCCTTATTAAAATTTATTTTGTGTGGAACTTATTTGTTATACAATTTGAAAGCTTGTATTACCATTTCATACTGTGGATAACGAAGCATTAGTCCATCTCTTAAATCGTTCCAAATGTCGCCGATGCCATTATACCACATTACAAACCACCACAAGTTTGAAGTTCCGTAAATGTTCTGTGAAATAATGTCTGGTCTACCGACTTCGTAATAATGAACCATATAAGATTTAGTTTCTCCGAAATCATAATTTCCGAAGTTAATACTGCCCAAATCATACTCAAGGAAACCTTCAGTATTTTCTTCTTTTAAATAATTTGGTCTGTATGTTATGTTATTCATTTATTAACCTTAAATTATTCATCTGTTATTGAACCATCTGCATTCAATGATTTAGTTATATAAGTATTATCTCTGCTTTTTTTGGATATAGTTACTCTACTTATTTCACCATTTTCATCATAACTTATAGATTTATTTTTACTCCATTCGTGAAATTTTTTATTATTATGATAATCTATCATTTTTGTTATTCCAGTATAAATTCCACCTTTTTTAAATTTTATATTACCATCAGGGTCATTAAAGTTTGGGAAATCTTCAATAACATCTAAATTACCAACAAGTTCATCTAAAGTTACATCAGTTTTATGTTCAAAATACCAAGTTCCAACAGTATGTTTTATCCACACATCATTTTTATTTGTTAATTTATTATAATGTGTATCTTTAATTTTAGATATAAATTCACCATTTTCTTTAAAAATATATCTTTTTATATCTTTTCCGAACTTAACATCAATATAATAATCACCATTTTTAATATATGATTTTAAAATTTGTCCACCGATATATTTTGTATCAGATGTTGATTGTGTAAGTTCCATTTGTTTTTCAAATCTATCTATATCGTCTTGATTTATAGCATTAGCATTACCTACAAGTGAACCTAAAGCCAAAGCACCAATACCAAGAGCACGGCCTAATTTACCTTCTTCAAGTAATTCGTAACCATTATCGTTTAAAATTTGTTTAGCTTCTTCCAATAACATATTACCTATTCCTTATAATCGTAATGGTTTATATTATTAACTATAATGTCAATCAATGAATTAAAATCCAATGAAAATTCATTTTCTTTATAATCTTCAGGATACCCGTATATATAATAACCAAGTGATACTATTACAGAAGTTAAAGTAGATATAGACTTTTTATCCAATTTCAAACCTTTCGGAAGCATTTTTTCCAAAAAATCCGTAATCATTTCATTTCTTATATTACATTGTATATCTATATCATCATCATTATAGTTCTTTTTGTAACGCTCTCTTACTTCATTATCAATATAAATGTCATCTCGTAATAAAAACTGATCCATTGTTCTTATATATTTATTATTACAATAGCCCAACAAATCCAATTTATCAAAAATAATTTCTGCAAATTTGTATTTATTTTCTTTTTTCTTTAGTCCTTCTAAAGCTTCAACAAATGCTTCAAGAACAATTCTCTCTTCTTTTGTTCTTCTGGTTAATCTTCTGGTTAATCGTTTAACTATAATAGAAAAAATTTTTTTAATACCTATACCAAGTCCATATATAGCACCAGACAAACCACCAATATATAATACTACTAGAAAAAAACAAGTAATACCTGCTTGTGGATTGCCAGAACCAAGAAAACTAGCTAAATCTTCATTAATTAGTTCATATCCATTCTTATTTAAAATCTTTTCTGCTTCGTCTAATCTCATAATTACCTCGTTTTAAATGCCTTCAAATAATTGGTAGAATATGTTGCCTTTATATAGTCAATATACTTTGTGCAATCAGTTATAATTTCAACATTCAAACCAACCATTCTATTATATTTAGCATTTTCAAGTGAACCAATATCAGTTTTCATTCTCTTATATAAAATGGGGCTTTTTATTTCAACATAGTCTTTACCATTTATTAAGAAATCTGGATAGTATTTGTGGGTTTTTCTATCTCCATTCCAATAGTAAGAAATTGACCTTGGGTGGTATTCAAAGCTTATTTTATGGTCAGTTAGCCAAATATAGTAAGCAAGTTCCCAACTGCTATCAAAATTCCTATTATTGTATTTATATTTTGAACGCATTGAACTGAAAAGTTCTTCATTATAATCTGGGTTTACACAGTTATATAGTTCAAGCATTGTTTCTTTATATTGGTCAGTTCCAATGAAATTATTACTATTATATTTCTTAAGTTGTGTATTTTCGGATTTTTCTTTAACTGATTTTCTACCGTAATTTCCATAAGCATTATACTTATCGTGGAAAGTTTTTTGAGTTTTTGCTATTTCTTCTGTACTTTTATATTTTCCATTATTATTTGTATATCGTGTATTTTTGGCTTTATCCTGGAATTTCTTTAACTTCAAATGATGTGAAACCCCATTTTTCTTCATACAAGTTTCTTTTATTTTGTTTTTAACACTTTCAAGCTGATAAACATTTATTACACCGTACTTTTCTAATAAATTGTTCTCTAATGAACAAAATCTACAAGTTATATCTGAAAATATTTTATTTTTAATTTTGGTTAATTTCTTTGTTATAGGTCTACCACAACAATTACATTGTAGCAAAATTGTTTGTCTGACCATATAATTTAATCGTACCGTGTCTAAATCCTGCTGAGACTTTACACTTATTAAATTTTCAATGTACTTTTTCATATACGCCTCTATAAAAAGTGGATTGCAGTCCACAATGTATTTATAAAAATGAAGGAATGGCTGCAACCATTCCTTCTAGTTTGTAAGAGGCGTATCTTACATTATCCGCACGTAGATAAACCCATGTGGACTTTCTTTATCAATTCTTTCAATAGCGGCATCGTATCTTTCTTTATATGAACTATACAATGAGTCACCATTTAACTGACCACCACCAGCAATAGTTAAACTATACTTTCTCAAAGCATTAGTCCAAATCATACCTGCTTTACAAACTACAAGTTCCTTAAACCAGTAGTCATTAAAGATTTTATATGATTTCTGCTTCTTAACTACTTCAATCAAACCGTGAACGGGTCTTCTAGGTGTCGGCCATACAGAAAGTTCTTTTTCTTTCATATTATATCTTACCTGATAACTTTCACCCAAGTCAAATTTAACTTGTTCCAACCAAACTAATTGAGCATTAAAGTTACCCATTACATCACCGTAACTGGAATCACCATAACACATACCATTATAATTAAAGTTATTCATTCCCATCATCTGATCATATAATATGTTGTGTGGAATAGTGAATAATTCGTTAATGTTACCTAACCAACTAGCAGTTTGGAAGTCTACAACAGATTCCAATTCTTGACAAAGTTTATAATGCGTTTTACCTGGTAACAATTCCATACAAAGATAATCACGATAGTTGCCTTCACGATAATAGTATCTTTGAATGTACTGAACCATATCTCTGATAATATCAATCAACTGTGAATCAGATATTTCAACGCAAATTACAGGAGAACCAAGTTGACCTTTAATGTAAGCAATCAACTGTGGTATATTCTGTATTTCATGGTCAGCCATAAACATATCCTGAGCACAGCAATAGTTATCTCTCGGAATATGTTTTAACTGATGTGGTGTTAATGGTGGAACAGGTGGCTTAGGAGGTGGAGGAGGTGGTTCAGGTGGGTCTGGATACTTTCCTGATGGTGGCTCTACACTCCAATCTGGTGGAACCGCTTGCCAATCAGGTGGAATTTCCTTCCAATCTTTAGGCGGAATTCCTTCACCCGGATTCGGACAATGACCAGGTGGGAATGGTGCAGGAAGAGGAGGATGTGGCTTATAAGCTTCATCAGTCTTCCATTCCTTGCATTTACATTTTTTATTATCTGGTTCACCCATTCTGTTAATACCTCTAATGTATTTATGAACTAATATGTTCATTAAGAATTTGATTTATGTTGTTCTTAACATTTTCGTTATCATAAATCCAGTCATATTCTTTAATTCTTATTAGAGTTATACCTATGTCGGCGCATCTTTTTATTTTTTCTATATCAAAATTCCATATATCTTGTGCAGAATGATTAGTTTTTGGGTTAATATCTGATGGATTATAAAATCTTGAATCCATGTGCCAAAATATACCATCAAATTCAAAGGCAAGTTTCAAATTAGGTAACACTATATCTAATTCATTACCTTTAAGAAAAAATCTATCATTACGTCTAATGTTTCCTTTGTATATACTTGCTATATAATCAGCAAGTTCTTTTTCAGGTTTACTTTTATTTTTTGGACTGCAATTTGGGCATAGATTATAATTTTGTTCTCTATTTCTTCTGTCTAAACAAGCTCTTAATCTTGAATATGAATTGCCACATTTATTACAACGAAATAATACCCTGTTAATGCTTAAATTATTATATTCACAATCTAAAAATGTACAATTACATTTCTCTACAATTTCTTTGAGAGTTTGTAAACTTTGATGATTTCTTCTTGTAACTTCTTCATCAGTTATACATTTATTATATGAAGAATGTGAACGTATTTTATTTCTAGTTTCATTTCGCCAAGATATAATTTCTTCTTCACTTTTATTTGCTATACTTTCAGAAAATGATGTTCTAAAATGCTCAGTTTTATGTGAACAAGATTTACTACAACATTTTAAATATCCAGTCATTAAATTAAAGAATTTTGTTGGTTTTCCACAAACTTCACATTTTCCTTCATTTTCTTTTTTATAAAATTCATCATAGTATTTTTGTGTAGTATAATCTTTATGTTTAAACTGAAGATGTGTGGATAATGACCTATTTTCATCATATTCAAATCCGCACAATTTACAATTATGTTCTTCTATTCCATTTATAGTATAGTATTTTTTATATCTCAATTTCATATTTTAATGCACTAAATTTTCTTGTTCTAGTAAATATAATTCCTCTAGACTGATTTCTTGAATTAAATTATTATTTGGATCTTGTATTTTTACCTTTTCATTACCACACAAACACATGAATTCCTGACGAACAAACATTTCTCCGGTTATCTTGAATTTGTTTTTGAAGCCATTTTTCATCTCTTCCTTCAACTTCATACCATTGTACTTTACAAGGAATAAATGAATTTTTACCAGCAACGGCCTTAGTCCAAATGTCATAGAAGTGGTTCATACCCTTTGGAGTTGAAATCAACATCATCATAGCGTCTTTCTTTGCAGCTTGTGTTGGGAAAACAGACTGCATAAACTTGGTTGCCATATTATCGTCAATGAAGGCAAATTCGTCAACAAGCAATAAGTCAATAGATTTACCACGAACAGATGAACTAGAACTAGCACCGCAGAAAATCTTTGTCTTATTTTCCATTGTGATTTCTCCATTATTCCATTTTACAAGGCCCTGTTGAAGCCACATTGGTAATTCTGTATAAGCGTTCTTAATACGAAGCAAAATTTCTTCGGCCTGAGCAGCTTTGTTTGCTAGAACAGCAATGTTCTTTGATTTGTGGAAAAGTGCATACCAAAGAATATACAAAGTAGCGATAGTTGTCTTACCTGTTTGACGTCCCATCATAATAATTCTGTTATTCTTTTCAGGTATTTTCGCACAAATTACCTTAACAATCTTTTCCTGATAATCACGAAGTTTCATTTTTTCTTCGCCGGCAGGACCAATGATAGTAAAGTACTTAGCGAAATGGAAAATACTATTTCTGCACTTAATATATTCCTTAATTTCTTCTTCAGTCATTTGAACTGTTTCGCCTGCACCGCGAAGCTTTTCATTATTAAAAAACATTAAATCACCTCATCAATTCTTCAACTTTATCTTCAATTTCTTCTTGACTTGGTTTACTATGGTTATACAAATAAGCTCCATAATACCAATTTTTAAGTTCATATAGTATTGCACCAAATTGAGAACCGTGTACACCACTATCTATAATAGCATTACTCAATTTCTTATTATCTGGCAATACATTTTGTGCTAAATCAGTTAAAACTTTTCTTTCTTTATTAGAAATTTCTTCATCGTTGATTACATAATTTACTTCATTCAAAATTTCAAAATCTTTATTCGTGAAGATAGTTAATGTCTTGTTCAAGTCTCCATACAAATTATTTGTAAATCCAAGAGCACCATAAACATATCTCAAAGTTTTCATTAAATCATTTTCCAATCTAAACAACTTGATACATTCAGGTAAATTGTCGCAATCGTAGAATAACAAACCAAACAAAACCTTTATATCAGCTTCAGTGTCATCCATAGCAGCATATTTTCTAGTTAACTGTTTTGCGAACTTCCAGTTGATTAACATTTCAGGGTCTATTACTTCATTCGCACCAGTTTTCATTAACAATCCAATAACATCAGCAAAAGCCTTCTTACCATATTCGGCAGTTTTCATTAGTTCAGCACCAATTCTTTCTTTTGCGATTTTATCCAAATTGCCCTTAATGTTCTTAATTCCCTGCATTGTGTCAGGGTCTATCTTCATTCCAAATCTAGCAGCAAAACGCATAGCACGGATAATTCTTAATGCGTCTTCTCCAAATCTCTGATTAGAATCACCGACTGTTCTAAGTATATTATCGTCTAAATCTTGTTCGCCATTGTAATAGTCAATCAAATTACCGCGACAGTCAATACCCATAGCATTTATTGTAAAATCTCTTCGGGCTACATCGTCCTTAAATGACTTGGTAAATTGAACAGAGTCAGGATGTCTACCGTCACTGTAATCTCCGTCAGTACGGAACTGTGTTACTTCAAAAACTTCTTTCTGCCATTTAACGAGAATAGTCCCGTGGGCTTCACCATTATTTGAAGTACATTTGAAGTTATCGTACAATTCATCAATCGGCATATTAGTTGCTATATCTACATCGTGAATTTTAGGGTCACCTTTCTGTCCGTTTTTATACCAGCGGACTATATCACGAACACAACCACCTACTAGATATGCTTCGTAACCGAATGATTCAATCTGTTGGCACAAATCAGTACCAATTTGGACTTCTTCATTGAATAACGATAAATCAATTATCATAATTACTTAATTCGTTTCTTTGTATATTTCTTAATTACACCTTCTTTACACAAATATGTAAAGAATTTCTGTTTGTAGCCTCTAGTATATGCTGAACATACTTTCAATCCATATTCAGCTACTTTAGTTGGGTCATATTCAAATTCATAGATTTCTTTTACAAGGCTATCTTTTTTAGCAGCTTTTAATTCTTCATCATTAAGGAATGTAAAATATGTTTTCCAACGAGTAATCATTACTGCGTGATTACCCTCTGCGGCTTTAATAGCGGATTTCTTAATTCTACCACTAGCAGTTCTGTTAGCAACCGCGTTCTTGCCACCAATTCTTTGTATGTGGAGTTCTTTAAACTTCTTGTTTAATTCGTTTGCTTTTGCTTCCAAAACA